CCGCAGGCGGCGCACTTCAGGAATATCCTGGCGTCATCTTTGTAATTGAGTTCCCGCCGCATCAGCCGTATAGTGTACCAGATACATAGGAACCGACAAGGTCCACGGATGGACACTACCGCCGTAGCTAACCAGATGTTCACGGACAACCCCGTAACCTATGACGGGGTGGCCTTTGACGCCGTCTGGATGCAGGAGAACTACTGGCGGCTCAGTCCGGCCCTGACCGCCCAGCATCTCACCAATTTCGAGTTCCAGATACCGGACCATGTCGATCTCATGTCCCAGGCGCTCCAGGACGCCTGCAATTACCCGAATCGGAGGCTGATGATCACCATGCCACCCAGGCATGGGAAATCTCACCTCGTGAGCCACTGGTTCCCTGTCTGGTTTTTCCAGACATTCCCCGACAAGCGGATCATTCTGGCTTCTTACGAGGCTGATACAGCTTCTATGTGGGGGCGTAAGGTGCGAGACGCTCTGGTGCTGCACACCCATGAGACGGCTGTTGAGGTCCGATCCGACACCAAGGCGGCTCAGAGATGGGAGACGACGGCGGGTGGGTCCATGATGACGGCTGGCGTCGGTGGTCCCATCGCCGGTCGTGGGTGCGATATGGGGATCATAGATGACCCCATCAAGAACCAGGAGGAGGCGGATTCTCAGACTATCCGTGACAAGATCTGGGACTGGTACAGATCGGTCATGTACACCCGGCTGGAGCCGAAGGCGAGCATGGTGGTGGTCAGCACTCGGTGGCACGAGGACGATCTCATAGGGAGGCTCCTGGCGGAGGAAAATGCCGGTGGAGAGAAATGGGCGCATCTGAATCTGCCAGCCGTTGCCGAGGAGGACGACTTGCTCAAGAGATCTGTTGGCGAGGCTCTCTGGCCAGAGCGTTATAACGATGATGACCTGGCTCGCATCAAGAGAGTGGAAGGTACAAGGTCGTGGAATGCCCTGTACCAGCAGAGGCCGGTGCCTGCGGGAGGAGGCATGTTCAACAGGTCCTGGTTCAGGTACTACGAGGACTTTGAGGACTACTACATCTTGAAGCGGGGGGACCAGGCTGACCGCAGAATTCAAAAAGATCACTGCTGGCGCTTCATGACGTGCGATCTCGCCTTCACGGACAAGAGCCAGTCGGATTACACGGTGATCCAGGTCTGGGACGTGGATAAGGATCAGAACGACATGATCCTGGTAGAGCAGTTCCGGGATCAGTTGCAGGCCCCGGACGTGGAGAAGCAAATGAGGATCATGGAGGAACTGTGGTGCCCCCTGTTCATCGGGATAGAGGACCGGACCACGGGTACGGCGGCTATCCAGCGATTCAAACGGGACGGGATCACGATCAAGAGCATGAAGGCCGACCGCCAGAAGATCACCCGTGCCCTGATCGGCTCGATCTGGATTGAAAACGGCAAGATTTTCTTCCCCAAGAGGATCACGTGGCTCAACGACCTGGAGGCCGAACTGGTCGGATTCCCCCATGGGGCGCACGATGATCAGGTGGATGCCCTCGCCTACGCTGCCGGGTTCTCCAACAACAGGAATCTATGGCAGGAGCCTCCGCTGCCTGGCTTGCCTAGAGGTTCGTTTGGGGCTATGCTTGGGATGGACAAGATCTTCGGGCCTCAACAGGAACCGCCGCTCTGGTCCACGGATCGTATATGACAACGAGTAAAAGGAGTTACTCATCATGGCTTCACGGAAGAAGTCCTCATCTCAAGATGTCCCTGACGTTATCCACGAGGCCGAGGCCGATATTAAGCCCAGCAGGACCACGGTTCATGCTGGCATGACCGTTCCGGTCGGGACTCAGCCTCCGGATGGGTGGCAGATGATCACGATGGACAATGGGACAGTCCAGTTGTGGCCGGTTACGCCCAAGATGTTTGGGAAGATCCCCTTCGACCCCGAGATTCGCCGCAAGACGATGAAGCGGATTTTTAGCGAATACGAGAAGACCCTTCCCACGCCCGATGACCCTGATAGGGGACCCGGACTGCTCCTGGTCAACCCGGAGTGGCGAGCGCTATTCCCGCATGTGCAGGAGTGGGGTGAAACTTCCACACGTATCATGGTGACGGAGGATAGAAGGCGAGTTCCTGGAGAAGGCCCGAACTTCAAGTTCATCCAGAAGAACAATGTGCCGGAAGTTATGGCCACACTCAATAGGCAGGCAGCCCTGAAGACGATCACCGAGTCGCCTCAGGAGGCCACCATAGATGTCACTTAAAGTAGACGCTGATAGTCTCCGACAAGAGATTCTCGTCGCAACGGATTTTCGCGAGAAGTTCCTGGCGAGACTTGATGACTTGGTTCGGCGCTCATATGGCAGGTTCTATCGGTCTGATCGTCCTCCGGGGAGCCCCATGACAGAGAATCATGGATACGAGTTTCAGTCGGTGATGCTCCCGACTATCGTCTATGACAACCCCCGCTGCAAGATCAAGGTCGCCAAGCCGGACACGGCGGACATGAACGGAGAGGGGACAGTCGGTGAGATGGCTAAGGGTCTGGAATTGTTCCTAAACCGGTGGTCGGAAGATTCCAATGTCTCCCAGCCTCTGAACGACATGGCGGTGGACTTCATGTATTGCCACATGGTGGCACTGGTGACCATCGGCAACCAGCCCGGTTACCAGGGGGCCGAGATGACCCCGCAGCAGCCGTACATCATCCGAATCGCCCCCCAGCATTTCATCCTTGATCCCACCGCTATGACATGGAATCCGATGCAGTCCAATGGCCCTCGGTACATGGGGCACATGTGGATCGCGGACCAGGAAGATCTGGTGGACTGGGACATTTGGGTCCCGGAGATGAACGAACTGAGCGATGAACCCGGCTACAACGGGACCATCTACACCGTAGCCGTGTCGAATACGCCGGACGGGACCAGCAAGAAAGCCTACATGATCCGGGAGCCGCGACCCGCCTATGCGCCCCCTTGGGGGCCTTACGTGATGCACGGGGCTATGAAGGTCATGAACTCTCCCTACCCACTCTCGCCCCTGGTAGCCATTGCCGAGCAGTGGGAGGAATTGAACGCTCACACCACGGCCGCTGCGGAGAATGCCGCATCTTTCAAGAAATTCGCCTATGGCGAGAAGGCCAACGCGGTAGACGTGGAGACCATAAAGCACGTCCGGAACGGAGAGGTGGTCCTGCTGGACGATACGGACAAGATCGGCCAGATGGAGATCGGCGGCACGTCGGAGGCCGAGTACCGTTTTGTGGAGTTCTCACGAGACAGGCTCAACCGGGCCTCGGGTCTCTCGGATGCCTATCGCGGGCAGACCAGTGGCGTTACAGCTACCGAGGCCAGCATTGCGGACAGCGGGGTCAAAACCAGACTCAGCGGACTCAAGAGGCAGTTCAGGACGGCGGTGGCCCAGATCTTCAAGACCGCCTCGTGGTACGCCTTTTACGGGGAGGATTTCGTCGCCAATCTGGGTGATGAGGGCGAGCGTTTCGGGGTCAGTGAGTACCATGGGGGTATTGAAGGTGGCCGCGAGAACTTCAACTTCTTCGACATGAGCCTCTCCATAGACCCGCTCTCCATGGAGCACACGGATCAGGCAATGTTCCAGAGACGGGTCCAGTTGGCTTTTGAGACTGTCACCAGCCTCGCCCAGGTCATGCCCCAGACTCCGTGGATCAAGTGGCGTGAGCCGGTCAGGACCCTTTTTGAGTCCCTGAACGTGGGTGATGCGGACGAGTGGATCGACTTCAAGGCCCTGGCTGAAGCCCAGAGCAACGCCATGATGAGTCAGGCCAACCCCGCTGCTGCCCAGCAACAAATGGAAGCCCAGGCGGCTAGAGTCGTCTCAGCTTCAGTTCCACGCTTGCCAGGAGACAAGAAGAACATACCATCCTCCATGGCCGGTCGCGCTCATATTGCCCTTGCCAGAGAGTCTGGCGGAATGAACGCTGACGCATTCGGGACGTGATAGCGATGATTTACGAATTCATGGCAGATGACGGAGACGTGATCGAGGTCGAACGGCCCATGAGCCACGCTCCGGAGATGGGCACGCCCGTAACGCGGGACGGTAAGGTGTATCGCCGGATCATGTCCAGGAACATCGCGGATGGCAGCGCCTACGACCTGTCGGCCTATCCGAAGATCAGTTCGACCCTTCCCCAGTTCGGCGGGAAAGATCCAGGCAAAGCTACGGACGTGGACTGGGTTAAGGAGGAGGGTCGCCACTACGGCAAGGTTATCATACATAACCAGCAACAGGAGAGGGATTTATGTAAGAAGTTTGGATTCACCAGGGACTACAATGCGGATGATCGGTAGTGGAGATTTCGTGATCGAGAAGCCTCGCCTGCGTCGGCCATTGGCCATGCCTACGCAACGGATTGCCAAGGCAGACCGGCGTGGGCGAGGACTCTCGAAATCCGACAGGATGATTGAAAGAGAACTGGACGAAGAACTTGACATGAAGATACGAAGAGAGTAATAATTTGACAACACCTTTCCAGGGATGAGCCAAGGACGGCTTTAACCCCGGCACGGCAAGGAGGCCGAACTCCGCCCGCTGATTCTGCCGCCGAGGCAGATAAAGAGGAGCGTGCCGCTTTTGCCGACATCTACCGTCGAACGGTACTTGCTCAGGGATCGGACACTGAGTCGGAGCCCGAGAAAAAGAAAGCAGGGAAGAAGGCGGATGAAGATTCGGACTCCACTGAGACGGCCGAACCCGAGGCGTCGGACGGTACGTCTGAAGAGCAACCCGAAGGTTTCGATCAGGCAATTTCTGCCGTCACCAGAGACGGACTGCCCGAAGAGCGAATCCAGGAATGGTACAAGGATAAGCCGGAAGAGTTTGTCTCGCACGGTCTGAAGCGGGCTAAGGCGCAAGCGGACCAGGATCGCTACGGCAACGAATATCGGGACTGGCTAAAGAGCCAGGACGATGATGGGCAGTCTGGCGAAATCAGTAGCGAGCCATCGGACGAGGCGTCCGAGGAAGTCGATATATCACCCATACAGCAGATTATCGACGAGGCTCTTGCTCCACTGGAGAGCGAAGAGAACGAGGATCTTTTAGGTGAAGCGAAGGACCCGATCTCCAACGCATTGTCGGGTCTGGCCAAGCGTCTCACCACGGATCTTGACTCTAGGCTCGCGTCGGAACTCCAGGTGCTTAATAAAAAGATTGCCGAACTCCAGGGCCATCGGATAACCGACAAACTCGACATGGCCAGGGAACGGTTGGTCGTAGACTACCCGCAGTTGGAGGACGAGAAAGTTCAAGAGGAAGTTTTGTTGCGGTACGACACCATCGTTGAGTCTCCAGGCAACGCCTTCAATACCGTGGGCGGGGCTTACAGGGAGGCTGTTAAGTGGACGCTTGCCGACTCGAAACTTGGTGATCTGAAATCTTCTATGTTAAAACGAGCCCATTCCAGACGGAATGGGCAGCCTCGGGCGACTGCAGCCGGGTCGCGTGACCGGAACCTTACCTCTGAAGAGCAGGAACGCCTGGACTTCAGTGAGATGTACCGCAACGTGTTCGGCCAGACCGCTTAGGCATAAAGGAGTTATCTCATGGCCGGTCAGGCTCTCAGTCTTTTCACTGACTTTTTCACACACGAAACCGGTCCCGCGTATATCACGGGTCCGGACGACGTAATCAATGACGCGCAGTTGCGGAACTTCGCGTCTCTCTCCGCGTTCTTTTCCGCCAAGAAAGAAGTTCAAGGCGGCTCGCAGATCAAGGACGTGATTCTCCTGGATGACCCGTTGACCGCCGACTCTTACCTCCCCGGTGAGAAGGCCAGCGTGTCGAACATTCAGGGGGCGACGACTCTCACCGCTAACTGGCGGTTCGTGCGCGTACCCGTGACCTGGAACGAGCAGGAAGTTCTGCTCAACGAAGGTGGTGGCGAGAACGCGATGTTCCAGCAATTCAAGAAGGTCAAGATGTTCAAGTACACACAGGCGTACACATCTCTCTTCAACAAGCTGGAGCGATTCATGACCGTGTCGGCTAATAACGCCAACATGGAGGCTGCGACGGGTTCTGACCCGTACTCCCTTTTCGCGTTCGTCACCAGTGACGGTCTGGCACCTTCCGGATTCACGAACGTGCTGGGAATCAATCCCTCCTCCAAGTCTGCGTGGCAGAATCAGAACGCCACTTACACCGCCTCGACTCCATTTGATACCGACAACGGGATCATTGCCGGGTTCGACACCATCAGCCAGTTGGTCGTGTTTTCGAGACCGCCGTCGCATCAGGAATACTTCGACGACGACAACTTCCGCCGGATGGTCATCTTCACGAACCGCGAAGGCCGACGTGATTACATGAAGGCGATTCGCGCGAACAACGACATCACCAGGGCAGGCCCCCAGGACCCCTCTTACGGGAATCCCGTGTTCCTGAACATCCCCGTCGTGAACAACGAGGGAATGGATGATGCCAGTTCGTTCACTGCGGGAAGTCCTGATTACGTCTTCCTGAACATGAGCCACATCAAGCTGATTTTCCACCGGCAGAAGTTCCTGCAGATGGGACAGCCACAGGTGTTCCCGGATCAGCCGGACACGATAGTGGTGTGGTGTGACAGTTACCTGAATCTGGTTTGCGTCTCGCGCAAACGTCAAGGATACCTCTCAGCGGCGTAGTGATTAAATCCAGGCCGGGCGGCTAACCCTCCTCCCGGTCTTTTTAACGCGGGCATGGATGTCCGCAACAACCTGAGTGTTGCAGTCTGGCTGGCCGGGGACCGCTCCGAAGCAGTCAGGGGTAACATAAGGAGATCACAGATGCCTCTTTATACTGTACCGGGTTCGTGGGTAGAAGCGCAGACGATTATCACTTTTGCCACGAACAGAACTGGAGCCACACTGGACATCGGTGACGTGTGCGCCTTCGATATTGCAGGCACGGACGGGGACGTGGACGTTTACACGACCACCGCGACCGATCCCTTCGCCAACGTCATCGAACCCATCGGAGGCATGCAGGATGGGCATATATTCTGCTTGGCCATGGAGGCGACGGCCAATGACAAGCAGGGCAAATTCCTGGTTCGCGGCATCCACGGGTGCCTGGTCGCCCCCTCTACTGCGGTGGATATTGGAGACGGTCTTATGACTCAGGCTTCCGCTATAGCCACAAAGCGAACGGACGGGAATGCTGGGATCGGATTTGCGTTGGAGGCCGGGAGCACAGGTGGGACGGCAACCGTGATAAAGGTCCTATTCGACGGATGGGCGTTTAACTCCTCCGGTGGGGCTTTCGCATAAGATACCCCTCCCTCGCGTCAGCCGCCACGCGCCTACCCGGTGCGTGGTGGCTTTTACTGGTCCTGGTTTCGCAAAGGATGTTTTCATGGCCATGAGACGGATAGCTAAAACCATACGAGAGGCACGCGGTGCCAAGGGACTGCCGCCGCTCAAGAGCGTCACGAAACTTCTAGAGGAACGTGGTCACAGTGATCCTCTCAGGCTCAAGAAGGCACCGCTCAGGCTCAAGAAGGCCACGCCCAAGCGAGCCGCCAAGAAGAGCGTCACGAAACATCTAAATAAAGTTAAGAAATCACCAGGACGGTATCGGGCATGATGCAGCGAGACAGTCTGAAAAGTAAAGTACAGTCCGAATTCTATGGCCGCTCGCATGTGGCCATGGCAGCACCCGCGACGGGGTCGGGAACTGCTGCTTAGAAATCACCCCGCGAAAGGTCCAAGCTATGCCTTCTCCAACCGTAACAGCAAGTATGATCGAGAGCGCCCGCACGAATATCACCGAAGACGGGTTAGTGGCGAACCGTTTTGTCTACTTCGACGACTTCACCGAAGGCGGATATAACCCTGAAGACTCGTCTGGAAAGTTTTCGGAGACAGCAGGCGACGCGGCTTGGCTGGTTAAGAAAATAGACTCGGCTACCGGCAACGATGAAGTGATCGCTATATCTGATACGGCGGTCGGTGGTGTCCTCACCCTGACTACAACGGGTGTTGACAACGACGGACTCAGCCTTCAGTTAGAGGGAAACTCGTTCGCCGTTACGGCGAACAAGAACATCACCTATGAATGCCGGTTCAGGATCACCGATGTCAGCACGGCCGACTGGTTCGTTGGTCTTGCCAAGACGGATGTTACCGGCAATAGTCCCATTCTTTTAGGTGTAGACGAAAGCATCGGTTTCAGATGCCCGGATTCGACCGGAGACATAGACTACGTGGTCGAAAACGGCGGAAGTGAAAC